CGCGTTGCACGCAAGGTAACAATCGCAACCCCAGCCAATCTTTTACGTGGAGCGGTATTGGGGCGCATCACCGCCAGCGGCAAATATATCCTCAGCGCCTCGGCGGCGGTGGACGGATCGCAAACGCCGGAGGCCATCCTCGGAGAGGATACCGATGCATCCGCCGCTGACAAGGAAGCCATCGCCTATCTGTCGGGTGAGTTCAATGAACTCGCTCTGACGATTGGCGCTGGCCACACCGCAGCCTCCATCTCACCTGGCCTGCGGAATAAATCCATCTTCTTAACCAAAAACCAAGGAGCTTAACCATGCCTGTCGACATTTTTTCTACCCAAGTGCTGAACAAGACCGTCGAGTATCTCGACCGTCCAACCTCATTCCTGCTCGATACATTTTTCGGTCAGGTGCAAACCGCCGATACCGAAGAGATTTTCTTCGATATCGACAAATCGAAACCTCGACTCACACCGTTTGTGTCGCCATTGGTGGCGGGCAAAGTCGTCGCTGATTCCGGCTATGAAACCAAAAGTTTCAAGCCAGCATATGCCAAGGATAAGCGACGCTTTGACCCCAGTGCTCCCCTCAAACGCAACATAGGGGAAGTCATTGGCGGAACGCTTACCCCCCAACAACGTCGGGATGCGGCACTGAATCGTTCGCTGACCAACCAGTTGGAGAACCTCACACGCCGAGAGGAAGTGATGGCCTCCGAAGCGCTGCGGCTGGGACAAGTGACCGTTTCAGGAGATAACTACCCAACCGTGGTGGTGAATTTCCAGCGTGATGCGGCACTCACTGTGACGCTCACGGGTGTAAACCGCTGGGGACAGGCTGGCATCAAACCTTTGGATAATCTGGAGGACTGGGCAAGCCTTGTTCAAACCAAGTCTGGTGCTGCCGCCAAGACGGTGATCATGGACCCTGCCGCATGGCGTCTGTTCCGCAGCAGTGATGATGTGAAAGCCTTGCTTACCATCTATCGTGGCACCAATTCGGCCTTCCAGGTTGACCCGATGGTGCGTGGCCAAGGTAATGAGAAGGCACGCTTCATCGGCACAATTGGGGATTTCGATATCTGGATTTACAACGATGTTTATACCGATGATCTGGGCAACACCGTGCCGATGCTTCCCACCAACACGGTGATTGTGGGCAGCCCAGTCAACGTGGAAGGCACACGTTGTTACGGCGTGATTCAGGACGAAAAAGCCGCATACCGCGCCCAGCGATATTTCAGCAAATCATGGCTGGAAGAAGACCCTGCAGTGCGGTGGCTGCTCTTGCAGTCGGCACCACTCGTCGTGCCGTATCGCCCGAATGCCTGCTTCTGCGCAACCGTCAATTAATGGAGGACACTCATGAAAATCACATCACACACGACACTTGTTGTTGGCAAAGCCGGAAAAACGGAGGAAGTGCCTCCTGGTACGCCGGTCGATATCGATGACGATGAAGCCAAAGACCTGATTGCACGCGGCATCGCGCAGCGTGTTGCCAAGGCTGAAGCGAAAACGACTGAGAAGGAAAAAACGCCCGAAAAGGAGACGCAAGGCGGCAAGCCGCCCGCTGATCCCCAAGGCGGTAAAGCCGCATGACGGCGTTTTCCCGTGCAGTGGATTCGATGTTTGCCAGGCTTGGGGTAACGGTGACTTTTCAACCACGGATTGGCCCGAACCGAATTGTCACCGTCATCCCAAAACGTCCCGATGAGATTATTGGGCTTGGAGACACGAATCTTGTCGCTGAGGTCACGCTCTTTGATCTGAAAACCACCGAGGTAAGTGAACCACACGAGGACGATGTCATACGCTATGGAAGTGAAGATTATCGCATCATCGGCGCACCACGGCGGGATATTCATCGTTTAATATGGACAGTGGAGACTAAAAAATTATGAGGCTGGAGGCGGCAATCCGTGGTGATCTGAAAAAGATCATGAAGGAAGAAGCCGCTGCTGCCGAAAAAGCAGTGACCAAAGGCGTGGTCGAGGCTGCCAATGGACTGAAAAGCGACTTGCGTGCGCAGGTCGTGCGTTCGGGGCTTGGCGAAAAAATGGCGCGCACATGGAAAATGCGCCGCTATCCGGCAAGTGGGTTTTCACTGGGTACGGCTGGGCTGGTCTACGCCGATATGCCACAGGTGATCCGCGCTTTTAATGACGGGGCGGCCATCACCAGTGATAAAGGCACTTTTCTTGCCATTCCTACACCCGCCGCCCCCAAGCGCGGCATTGGCGGCAAGCGCATCAATCCCAGCAATTTTCCCGAACACTCGTTGGGAAGACTCCGTTTTGTTTACCGCCGTGGCGCGCCATCGCTGCTGGTGGTGGATAATTTGCGGGCGGGTTCCGGCAAGCGCGGAGGTTATCGCAAGGCATCTGAATCCTCACTGAAATCGGGGCGTGGGCTGACCACGGTGGTCATGTTCATTCTGGTGCCGATGGTGATGCTGAAAAAACGGCTTGATGTTTTTGGCGCCGCCACGGTCTGGCAGGAGAAATTACCGCAGCTTGTAATCGATAACTGGCAGGAGACAGGCAATGCCGAGCGTTAGAGAACAGATAGTGTCGGCTTTCTTCAACGAGCTGAAGACGTTGGAATCCAGCCTGATCAAAGTGGTGCGTAATCCTGACAAGGCAATGAAGGTGCTGGAAAAAGGCGCAATCATCACATTGCAGGACGGAGAGTCTGGCGAGCCGGAAGTGCTGCTCTCCCCGCTTACTTACATCTACGAACATATCGCCACCATCGAGTTGGTGGTGAACACGGCCTATGCCCAAAGCCAGGGTACAACGCTCGACGATCTGCTGATGATTATCGAAAACCTTATTTTAGCCGACCGCACGCTGGGCGGACTGGCTGAATGGGTCGAGGCGCGCGCACCGGAATTTATTCAGGAAGTGGTGGAAGGCGCACCCGCCATGCGGGCTGCCAATGTCAATGTGATGATGCGTTTTCATACCGCAAGCCCGCTTCATTAACCTCAACCTTATAAAGGAGAATTTATGGCCAGATCATATGGATCGGCGGCAACACTGCTCGCCCTGAAGGAAGTAACCTATGGAGTGAAGCCGCCTGGTAACTGGGAGAAATTCGCGTTCGTTTCGTCGGATTTAAGCGCCGAGCAAGGACTGCTTTCATCCGAACTGCTGGGGCAAGGCCGCGAGCCCCGCGCGCCATTCCGCGATGTCATTAACGATGAAGGCAATATCGTCGTGCCGGTGGAGGGGCGTGACTTTGGCCGCTGGCTGCAACTACTGATGGGAAACCCTGCCACTCTGGGCGTTGCCGCTACGGGTGACATTACCTTCACCGCCAACCCCAGTGCAGGACACACCATTACCATTAACGGCGTGGTATGGACGTTCGTGGCATCGGGTGCCAGCGGTACGCAGACCAATATCGGCGCGAACCTGAACGCCACGCTCACGCAGCTGGCAACCGACCTTAACGCCTCCGTTAATGCCAGCATTACCCCCGCGACCTATTCCAACGGTGGCGGTACAAAACTGAACATCGTGCATGACACGCTGGGTGCGGCAGGCAACAGCTTCACGCTTGCTTACGGTAATGCCAATGGCGTGGCGAGTGGCGCGACTTTATCGGGCGGTGGCTATAATCATACGTTTGTAAGCGGTGCGGCAGCACTTCCATCCTTTGCGGCTGAGATTGGCCATGCCAATGTGCCAGCCTATTTTGTGCATATGGGTTGCATGCTCAATTCGATGGCACTTAATTTCCAGCGCTCTGGCGCGGCGAACGCCACACTCAATGTTCTGGCGCAGGGTGAAACCCGCTACACCACCTCGCAGGGCGGTACGCCAACTTCACGGATTTACAAACCTTTCAGCCAGTTCAACGGCTCGGTCAAACGCAACAACGTGGCACTGGGCAATGTGACGGGCGCGCAGTTTACCTATTCCAACGGTATGCAGGGCGTGCCGACTATCCGCAGCGATGGGCTGATTGATGGGGTTGATCCCACCACCATTGCCATCACCGGCAGCATCGATGTGCGCTTTGCCGACACCACGCTGGTCGATGATGCGATTAACAATACCGCCATCGAACTGGAGCTGGCTTACCGTCTGGCGGGGCTGGACGGCAATAACTTCAACCTCACATGGACATTCCATGAAGTGTATCTGCCGCGCCCGCGCATCCCGATCTCCGGCCCAGGCGGTGTGCAGACCAGCTTCAACTGGCAAGGCGTGTATGACGATGCACTCAGCAAATCCGTCACTGTCGTGCTTAAAAACGATGTCACCAGCTATCCATAAGGAGCAACCATGCTGAAACTTGATCTAAAGAAAGAACCGTTCTGGCTTGATCTTCCCGCTAGTGTACGGGTGAAAGTGAAACCACTGACCAGTGCGCTCATGCACATGGCGCAGGCCGAAGCCATACGTTCCATGCTGGCCTTGCAAACCGAGCGTAAGACGCGGCTGGAGGCTGGTCAGGATGTCGCCGAAATTCCTGATCTGGCGGATGATCAGACCCGCCAGTCGGTATCGCACACCACGCTGATGAAGGAACTGGCAAAAGCCTCCATTATTGTCTGGGAACAGGTATTTCTTCCTGGAACTGACAATGTCGCGCTGCTTACCAAAGATAATATAGGGGATCTGATGGACATCTGGTTCATGAATGAGGCGTTTGGCATTTCCTATTTGAAGCAGCTTGATGTGTTGGAGGCGGAGGGAAACGCATCGCGGCCCGTTGCGAATGGCACTATGGCGGCGGGCCGCGCTACTGCGAAGGGTGCGCGTCGGAAAACCTCGCCTGCGCGCGCGGAGAAGCCAACCCGTTGACGGGAGAATATTGCCCATACCAGCAACACGCGCCTCACACCGAAGAAGGATTCGAAGTCTGGGATGTCATCATGCGCGGCAGCAGCCAGCTTCGCATTGGCATGGGCGGCGCAGTGCTTGGCTTTGATCTTGAAGCACTCGTCATCATTTCCCGTACTTTGGGATACGACACCAACGCATTTCTACATCTTTTCCATCACGCCGAGCGGGGCATGATGACTGGCAGGTACACGCATGGCAACCGCAATGACGAAAAACATCTCGATCCGACTGGCGGTGATCGACGGGGATAAAGCACGCCATGAATTAAGCGCTACGGGAGATACAGGCGAACGAGCACTCAGAAAGATTAAGGATTCTACCCAGCCTGCCTCGCGGGCATTGCTTGCCGTCAATTCGGTCAGTCAGGAAGTTCGCCTCGGCATGGAGGGGTTGGCCGGAAGTGCGGGATCGGTGGGCAGCGTGCTGGGTCGCCTTGGCCCTGTGGGTCTGGCACTTGCAGCCACTATCGGTACGCTTGCCGTTGCCACCGCCAAAGGCATTAAAGAATTCAAGGAAGCGGAACAGGCGCTTAACAATCTAAATGCCGCACTACGCGCCACAGATTCCGCTTCCGGTGTCACCGCCCGTGAAATCACCGCGCTTGGCGAAGCCATTGAAAGCAACACGCTCTTTAAGAAGGAGGAAATTCAGAATGCCGCCGCCGCGCTGACTTCTTTTGAAAATGTCGCGGGCGATGTATTCACCCGTGCGCTGGCACTATCCACCAATCTGGCCGTGCGGCTTGGCACGGATGTGCCTTCCGCTGCCGATATGCTGGGCAAGTCGCTCGAATCCCCAGAGGAAGGCCTCGGCAGGCTGGCGCGCAAATTCAGCGATCTGTCGCCCACACAAAAAACCGCGATAGAAAACTTCGTGAAGATGGGCGATGTTGCCTCGGCGCAAGCGATCATCCTCGAACATTTGGAAAGTAAAACCCGTGGGCTTGCTGAGGCGCAGGCCAAGGGACTCACGGGTGCTGCTGATTCCCTAGGCGATGCGTGGGATGATTTGCTGGAATCATTCGGGCGCACGGTTGGTGAATCCGCCCTCGCGCAAGGAGCTCTCTCAGCTTTAACCAAGGCAGTGCGTGGATTGCAGGAAGCCGTCAACCCGACACGAGAGCAGCGCAAAGGCCAACTCGAAGAAGAAATCAGCCGCCTGCAGGATAGTTTCGGCACCAAGCTGGATATTGCCGTGCTTGGAAGCGCGCCTGGGCTTGAAGCCAAAAAGCGTGAACTGCAGAAAATCAACGAGGAAATCGCCGCCGAACAACGTAAAGCCGATGAAGAAATCAGGAATGCCCGCGATGCAGCGGAAAAGAAAGGGGCGGAAAAACGTAATAACGACCTCTTGGAACTTCAGAAAAAATACCTGAAGGAATACGAAGACGTTACGCTTACCGCCCAGCAGAAAATCCTGAAAGAAGCCGAGGAACGGCGCAAGCAGATCATCGGGTTGAATAAGGGTGATGCGAACAGTGCCGAGGCGCAAAAGGCGCTTGCCGCGCTTGATGCATCGACCAAGGTTCGCCTCGCTGATGCCAATAAGCAGGATGCGAATAAACCCAATAAGGCAGAAGATCGCCGTGACAAGGCTATCGAGGAAATTAATCGCGGCATCTTACAGACCAAGCCCTCATTCGACCTTGCCAAACAGGCACTTGATGAATGGAAAGCGCGTGTTATCGAGGATTTGGGCGGCGCAACCGATGCGAACCAGCAGTACATCGATAAGATCGAAGAGATCTACGCCGTTAAGCTCAAGGATATCTACAACAAATCCTTGTTGGACAGCGACAAGTGGGAGGCTGGTGCCAGCCGCGCACTCAGGCGTTATGCCGATGAAGCTACCAACGCGGCAAAGAATGCCGAGGATTTGTTTGGAAGTGCCGCCAAGAAGGTAGAAGACACGCTGGTTGATATGGTATCGAGCGGTGAATTTTCCTTGAGCAAAATCGGAGACCTGTTCCAATCACTGGAACAGGATATTCTACGCTCATTCCTACGTGAGAACGTCACGGGGCCGATTGCGGGGGCTTTGAGTAGTGCCATTGGCGGCGGCAGCGGCGGATCATCTGGAGGTGGCATATTCGGCAGCTTTTTCAGCGATATTTTTGGCAGCTTGTTTCATGACGGTGGCAAGGTGGGCGAAGCCAGCGCGCCACGCCGCGTGATCCCCGCCTATGCATTTGCGGGTGCGCCGCGCCTCCATAACGGCCTACTGCCCGATGAATTCCCCGCCATCCTGCAACGCGGAGAAACGGTGATTCCCAAAAATGCGCGCATGCAAACTCCACAGATCGTTATGAATATCACCACCCCCAATGCCCAGAGTTTCTCGGAAAGCCAGGGGCAGATCATGAATCGTCTCGCGGTGCAGATGGGGCGCTTTAAAACGAGGAATGGATAATGGCAGCGTTTCATGAAGTGCAGTTTCCGCCGAAGATTGCTTACGGCGCGACTGGCGGGCCGATGTTTAATACCAGCATCACCACGACCCAAGGCGGGTTTGAACAGCGGAACATCAACTGGCTGAAGAGTCTTGGGCGCTGGGATGTCTCCACCGGCATTAAAAACAAAGGCGATATGGATGCAGTGATTGCGTTCTTCCGTGCGCGTTTCGGTAAAGCCTATGGTTTCCGCTTTAAAGACTGGAGCGATTTTCAGGCGGTGGGACAAAATATCGGCACGGGTAATGACAGCCAGACCACATTTCAACTGACGAAAACTTACACCAGTGGCAGCAATAGCTATATCCGCGACATCAAAAAACCCGTGAGTGGCACGGCAACAATCTACCTGAACAGCGTTTTGCAAAGCTCTGGCTTCGCCGTTGATCATACTACCGGCATGGTGACGTTTACGGTCGCGCCTGGTGTGGGCATTGCGGTGAGCGCCGATTATGATTTTGATGTGCCAGTACGATTTGACACGGACGCGCTTGCCGTCCGCATCGACGGGCCAGCCCAATATCTGTGGGATTCAATCCCTATCGTGGAGACACGCCTGTGAGAACCGCATCCGCCAATCTAACCGCGCATATTGCCTCAGAGGTCACCACGCTGGCGGTATGCTGGAAACTGACACTCGTGGACAGCACGGTGATGGGATTTACCGATCACACTTCCGATCTCACCGTAAGCAGCCAGCTTTACAAGGCAGCGACTGGGTTTTCGCCCACCAGCATTGAGACGAAGGACAAGTTCGCGGTGGACAATCTTGATATCGCTGGAATCTTGGATGCCACCTCAATCACCGAAGTCGACATTATGGCAGGAAAATACGACTTCGCCGAGATCGAGATTTTTATGGTCAATGTGGCTGACCTCTCGCAAGGGATTATTCTGCACCGTCGTGGCTGGCTTGGTGAGGTGAGCCTTAAGAACGGGCAGTTCATTGCCGAGGTGCGCGGGTTGGCGCAGAAACTCAGCCAGAATATCGTCGAACTGTATTCGCCCACCTGCCGCGCCGTGCTGGGTGATGCGCGCTGCAAGGTGAATCTCGCCAGCTTCACTTCTGCAGGAACGGTTGATACCGTTACCAGTCGTCAGGTTTTTATCAGCAATGCTCTCACGCAGGCGGCTGGTTATTTTTCAGGCGGCGAAGTGGTGTGGCTCACCGGCGCAAATGCCGGACGCCGCATGGAAATTAAGGAATTTTCCAACAAGCAGGTCACGCTGGTGCTGCCGATGCCGAACAACATTGCCACCGGCGATACCTTCAACGCCATTGCCGGATGCGACAAAACCTTCAACACCTGCTTCACTAAATTTGCCAATGCCGTCAATTTTCGCGGTGAGCCGCATGTGCCTGGTACAGACAAGATGCTTGCCACCGCCGCCACGGCAAATGATTTGCAGCAGGCATGACCATTTCAAACGACATTGTAGTGCAAGCCCGCACATGGCTTGGCACGCCGTTTCACCATCAGGCGCGGCTGAAGGGTAAAGGCTGCGACTGCCTCGGTCTCATTGTCGGGGTGGTAGATGAGTTGGAATTGAAGGATGCAGATGGCCATCCACTCGCCGGTTATGACGAGATCACTTATTCCAAAGAGCCGGACGGCAAATACCTTACGGAAAAACTGACCGGACTGCTTGCCGAGGTGCCGATAACGGATGCGCGCGCAGGTGATCTGGCATTATTCAAGGTTCGAGAAAATCCGCAGCACTTGGCCATCCTTACGGATTATGAGGGCGGGCTTGGGATGATCCATAGTTTTGCGCCGTCGCGCCGCGTGGTGGAGCACCGGCTGGATGATGACTGGAAATCACGATTGGTGAAGGTGTACCGATGGCAGCCATAGTTTTAGCAGCGGCAGCAAGTCAGGGTGCTGCGGCACTTGGCGCGGGGACATTCTTTGCTTCTCTTGCTGGTGGCGTAGGTGGATATCTCGGCGGATTCATTGACCGCTCCATCTTTGGCAGCAAAGCACGGATTAATCAGGAAGGTGCGCGCCTGACCGACCTGATGGTGCAAGCCTCCAGCTATGGCAAGGCGATTCCGCTGGTGTATGGCAACGCACGCATCGCCGGCAACATCATCTGGTCACGCCCGATTCAGGAACATGTCACCACCACCACGCAAAGCTCCGGTGGTGGCAAGGGCGGTGGTGGCAGTGGCGTGGAAACCACCACGACCAGTTATACCTACACCGCGTCGTTGGCAGTGGCGATTTGCGAAGGGCCGATCACGGAAGTCGTGCGCGTGTGGGCGGACGCGAAGCAGCTTGACCTGACGCAGGGAAGTTACACGCTCTATCTCGGCAACGAAACGCAGCTGCCGGACACGTTTATTTCCTCCTTCTACCCTGCGGGGCAAACTCCCGGCTATCGCGGCATGGCCTATGTGGTGATTAAGGACTTCCCGCTCGGCGATTACGGCAACCGGATTCCGAATTTCACCTTTGAGGTGCGCCGGACGCTCAAAAAGCCCTTCGACCTCGAGGACAAAATCAAGGATATCGTCCTGATCCCCGGCGCGGGCGAGTATGTCTATGATACCGTGGTGCAGGAGAAAACCACCGGCGAAACCGACGCGGGCGGGAATTTCATCCAGGCGGGCAAGGTCGTCAAGCTCAACCAGAACAATCTGAGCGGCAAGGCCGACACGCTGGCGGCGCTGGACAATTTAGAAGCCACGCTGCCGAATGTGGAATGGGTGGCGGTGGTCGTCAACTGGTTTGGCGACACGCTCGACCCGGGTACGATTGTGATCAAACCGGCAGTGGAGTATGACGGCCAGGGCGCGATGGTGTCCCCGGACGAATGGGCGGTGGGCGGCTTCACGCGCGCCACGGCACACCAGATTCTCTTCTTTCCGGACGGCTCGCCTACCTACGGCGGCACGCCGACCGACAAAAGCATCGTCCGGCTGTGCCAGGAATTGAAGGCGCGCGGCTACAACGTGCTATTCTACCCCATGCTGCAGGTGGACACCATCACCCCGCAAAGCAAGCCGTGGCGCGGGCGCATCACGCCTACCAGCGTATCGGACGTCACAAATTTCTTCACGAGCGGCAACGGCTACAGCACTTTCATTAACCATTACGCCAATCTCAATGTCGGCGGAGTCCTGCTCAAGAACAATATCGACGCCTTCATGATCGGCTCGGAACTGGTGGGGCTTACCACCTACATGAGCAGTCCCGGTGTCTTCCCCGCCGTAACGCAACTGGAAACCCTCGCCGCCAGTGTCAAATCCGCCGTGGGCGGCGGCGTGAAAGTGGCCTATGGCGGCGACTGGAGCGAATACCATTCGGTGAACGGCTGGTATCATCTCGACCCGCTATGGTCGGATTCCAACATCGATGTCGTGGCTATCGACTGTTACGTGCCGCTCACACCCGATCTGACGCAGCCGCAGATTGATTACCAGAAGGTCTATGACGGCTGGGCGAAGGACGAAGGCTGGGATTATTTCTACTCTGATCCGGTGAATCGCACGGGCCTGACCAGCTATGGCGGCGATCCTACCTATGCATGGAAAAACTTTAAGCATTGGTGGAATAGCACTCACACCAACCCCGATCTGAGCGGCACGGCGTGGACGGCGAAAATGAAGCCGCTTTGGTTCTCGGAATTCGGATTTCCGAGCGTCGACGGCTGTTCTAATCAACCAAACGTATTCGTTGACCCGGATTCGGTAGAGAGCTTCTATCCTCGCGGCAGCCGCTCGCGTGTGGATTTTCTGGCGCAGCGCACGGCGCTCGATGCCTCGATCGATTACCTCACGGCGCAAAACGGGCTGGAAGTCAATCTCTTCGTCCGTAAATTCGTATGGACATGGGATGCGCGCCCGTTCCCGTTCTGGCCGGATTTGACAAGCGTGTGGGCGGACGCAGGCAACTGGAAGACCGGCCATTGGGTACAGGGCAAGCTCGGCCTTTCCAATCTCGGCCAGATCGTTGCCGATCTGCTGAAAAAGGTTGGCTACGACAGCAATATGTACGATGTCACGCGGCTCACCGACATCGTCAACGGCTTCATTATCACGAACCGCCAGACCGTGCGCGCCTGCCTGGAGCAGCTGGCGGCGGCGTATTTCTTTGACTGCGTAGAATCGGACGGACTGCTGAAATTCGTCAAGCGCGGCAAGGTATCGAATGTCACCGTGGATTTTACCGAGCTCGTGCCGCGTGGCGACGGCAATGACGAAACTTTAACCATCACCCGCACACAGGAGTTGGAACTGCCGCGGCAGGTGGACGTGATCTACCTGAACCGCACGGCGGATTTTCAGGCCGGAACGCAATCCTCGCAGCGCCAGACGGTGAAGGCGGTGGATTATGCCACCGTCAATCTGCCCATTGTACTGACCGATCAGGAAGCGAAGGTGGTGGCGGACGTATCACTCTACAATGCCTGGGTCGGACGTGTGCAGTTTCAATTCACGCTGCCGCCGAAATATGCACTGGTCGAGCCGAGCGACGTCATCACCATTACGAAAGACGGCGCTTCCTACCTGATGCGGCTCACCGGCACGAAGCTGGTGAGAAGTGGTATGCAGGAAGTCTCGGCGGCAGCGGAAGACGTATCCTCTTATGATTTCTATAATCCGGCAGGCTCCGCGCCGCCGAATATCGAACCCCCGGCGACGATATCGGCGACAAGGCTGGAGCTGTTCGACCTTCCGGCCTTTCCGACCGACGCGATCACCGATGCTTATATGCGCTATGGCGTGGTGGGCTTGGGCGCGGGCTGGATTGGATCGGCGGTGTACCGCTCGGATGACGGCGGGGCGAATTATGCACTGATGCAAACCCTCACTGCCCAGGCGATGCTCGGCGCCGTGCTGAACATCATCCCTGCCGGCAGCATTTATACCTGGGATGATTTCACCACCATCGACGTGCTGTTGACTTTCGGGGAACTGCAGAGCGTCACCGACATCGCCGTGCTGAACGGCGCGAACGCTTGCGTCATCGGCAACGAGGTGATCCAGTTCAAAACGGCTACGTTGCTCGATACCAATAAATACCGGCTCTCGCGCCTCCTGCGCGGGCGGCTCGGTACGGAGTGGGCGGTGACCGGCCATGTCGCCGGGGAGAGGTTCATCCTGCTCACGAATGCCGTGGCGCGGGAATTGATGGCCTCCTCCGGCTGGAGCATCTCGAAGAAGTATAAGCCGGTGACGGTCGGCTCGACGCTCGGCGCTACCACGGCGCAGGATTTCACCTACTCTGCCCGCGCGCTTAAGCCCTATTCACCGGCGCACATCACCGGCTCGCGTAACGGCGGCGGCGATCTGACGATCAGCTGGAAGCGCCGGACGCGGCTGAGCGGCGATTGGAAGGACGCGGTGGATGTGCCGATCTCTGAGGAATCGGAACGTTATGAGGTGGATATCATGGACGGCATGACGGTGAAACGCACCATCATCGGCTTAACCGCGCCGATCGCCAGCTACACCGCCGCGCAGCAGGTGACAGATTTCGGCTCGGCGCAGAGCAGCGTGGCGGTGAATGTGTACCAACTCTCCGCAGCCGTAGGTCGCGGCTATGCCGGAAACGCTGCCGTCTAATCATTAACAACATTAACCACGGAGAACCCCGATGGCCAATACCACCGGACGATTGCTGCTACCTTATATTTTGCAGTCACAGTCGCAGAAAGAAGTCACCCATAACGACGCGCTGAATCTGCTCGACGTGCTGCTCCAAGCCGTGGCGCAGGATGTGGGCCTGAATACGCCTCCCGGCAGCCCCACGGTCGGGCAATGCTGGGTGGTGGGATCGTCGCCGACCGGCGCATGGGCGGGCAAGGCGAATCAAATCGCCCAGGCGGTGGACGGCGGCAGCTGGTATTTCGTCGCGCCCTTCAAGCGCCTGCGCCTGTGGAACGAGACTGCCGATGAATATTACGTCTATGACGGCGCGGCATGGGTGCCGGACAGCCTTCTGCTCAAGGAAACCGGCGAATATCTCCGCGTCGAGCACAAGACCGAGGATGTCACGGTAAGCTCCGGCGCGTTCGTTGATAGCACCATCTTCATTCCCGACCGGTCAATCGTGCTCACCGTCAACGTGCGGGTGATGACGGCGATTACCGGCGCGACTTCCTTCGGCGTGGGCGTGGCGGGCGACACCACGAAATTCGGCAACCTGATCGGCATCGGCGTCGATTCCACCAATATCGGCATCATCGGCCCCACCGCGTACTACGCCAACACCCCGATCCGCCTGACGGCGAACGGCAGCAATTTCACCGGCGGCGTGATCCGCACCACCATGCAATATCTCCGGCCGCGCGGCCCGTGGACATGGTAATCTATGGCACGGCAAACCTATTACGGCGAGAGCCTCAGCGAGGTCAGCACGACCGGCACCGCCTGGGCGGATGCCGCCACCGTCACTTATACGCCCGACGACGACAACACCTATTTTTATTTCCAAAGCGCGGCGCACGCCCTGACGTCGAGCAGCGCCGACTGCCTGCATCGCCTGCTGAATACCACGAGCAGCCTTGTATTCGGCCTCGTCAACGCCGAGGCGAAAGACCTCACCGATTATGTGCCGGTATTCGCGGCGGGCGTGGAATCCTTTACGACCGGCCACGGCGCGCAGACCGTCAAATCGCAGATCAGCGGCGAGTCGGCGGGCATTGTCGCACGTATCAGGGAAGACAGGATCGTCGTCCTCAAGAAAGGAGCGAATGACGATCACGAGGTTTCGGCGGGCGACAGCACCACCACGTCGAGCAGTTATCAGGACAAGATCAGCAGGAATTTTACACCGGGGAGCGCGGGCGATTATCTGGTCATCGCCTTCTGCAACCGCCGCTCCAGCACCACGGGCATCAACACCTTCTGCTGCCTGGATATTGACGGGTCGATTTACGGCGAAGCCGGACATAGCGTCGCCGATCTGAATACCTATCGCCCGTGGGGGACGATGGTGAAGGTGAATCTCTCCGCCGCCGCCCACACGATTAAGCTCAAATTCCGTTCGAACGGCACGGCGACCGCCACGGTCAACAATGCCGTCATCATCATCCTGCGCTTAAGCGATTTCATTAACAATTATTACGCGGAAGACCGCGCCCGCGAGACGCACAATACCTCAACCTTCCTCACGCAAGCGAGCCTCACGGTTTCCAGCCCGGCCAATCAGGAGCATGTGGTGCTGGCCTGCGCGCAGTACGATCACGGCGCGACGACTTCCTCGACTTCCGTCCGGCTGCAGGAGGTGGCATCCGGCACGACGAACCTGACAGAGATCATCGAGGAGCCGGTCAATGCCGCAACCAACAATGTCCTGAGTTGGTTCGTCGCCGACCGCAAGACTCTGGCGGCGGAATCGCATACCTGGAACATCCAGCACCATAATGAATCCAGCACCATCGTTTCCGGCATCAAGGACAAGGCGGTCGCCGTCCTGCAGACCGGAGGCGATTCAAGCATTACGCAAACGGCCAGCCTCAATGCGCTACTGGAGAAGCAAAATATCCTGCGGACGGCCTCCGCCAGTGCCTCACTGCAAAAACAGGGGCTGGTGCTTACCGCCTCGGTCGGCGGCACGCTCTCCAAGACGCTCACGCCAATATCAAACCTAGGTGCGGCGCTGCTCAAGCAGAATGTCCTCCGCACGGCGGCGGCGAATACGCTGGCGCAGAAGCAAGGCGTGACCCGGGCAGCGTCCGTCAATGCCGCACTAGCCAAAACAATGTCGGCGGCGAGCAGCCTGAATTCGATTCTGCAAAAAACCGTGCTTCGCACGGCAGCGGCGGATTCCGCACTGCAGAAGAATGTCAGCAGAACAGCATCCGTGCAGGCCGCGCTGGAAAAAGAAAATCTTGCGCTGGCAGCCTCGATAAATGCAGCCGTGCAGAAAAGCATCACGCTTACGGCGAGCCTGAATGCGTTCTTGAGCGGCAGCACCAGCCCGCAGGCTACGGCGAGTATTAACGCTTTGCTGCAAAAACTGGTTCAAGCGAATGCCTCTCTCGACGCGCTGCTGGCGCTGCTTGGTATTACCCGATCCGCGTCGGCGAATGCGATTCTGCTGAAAGCCGGTGTCACGAGAGCGGTGAATGCCAATGCGGTACTTTCAAAAACCGTCACCAGGACAGCGAATGTAACGGCTGTCCTGCAGAAGGCCTCGGCGATCAATGCGGGGCTGTCGGCAGTGGTTCAAAAGCTGAACATTCCCGTTACCGTCTCGGCAAATGCGGCGCTGGTGCGATCCAATATTACCCATGCCGCCTTCCTGCAGGCGGCGCTGCAGAAGAACATCGCCACTCTCGCGGCGCTCGATGCCGTCCTGCAGAAGCAGGTCACGGCCACCGCCGAGGCGAACGGACTGGCGCTCAAGACCGGCCTTGCGCTCACGGCGGCGCTGGACGGCGTAATCGTCGTCCTCGGCTCCGCCGCGGCTTACCACACGGTAAAGGCGGAAAAGCAGCGCCACGCGCGCGCAGGAAGGCGGCAACCGCCTGTCAAGCCGCGCAGGAGCGGCGCGATCAGCGGCTATTGATTAACCCAACCCGAAGGAGACCTTTATGGTAGCAACCGTTCAAATCGTAGAGAAAAACGGCGCAGGCGGCACTGCGACCGATAAAACCAGTGGCACGATCCGCTTCAAGAATGCGGATAACGCCACGGTCGATAACAACAACCCGATGGTGATTCCAGGTGCGGGATCAGACTTTTCCTTCGAGAAATGGTTGCGGCTGAATGTTACCGTCGCACCATCCGTACAAATCTCGAATGCCAAATTCTATACCGATGGCGCGAACGGCCTTGGCACTGGCGTATTGTTGTGGGCGAAGGCAGCAGCAGCTTACGCCACGCCAGCCGAACCTGCCAATAGCACGGGCTATACCAATGCCTTCACGTTCACCAGCGGCGCACCACTATCGTTGGGTGCTGGGCCGTTTACTGGCACGGGCGAAAAAGGAGACCATGCCGTCTGCATGATGGAAGTGCAGAGTACCGCTACGCAAGGGCAAACCCCCTCTGAGACCATCACCTTCAGCTATGACGAGATTTAGCCATGACCGAACCACTCGCATTTGAAATCAGTCAGGATGAAGATGGCGCGCGTCATGCTGTGTCGCCGGATATGGTCGTCACCGTGCTGCCGGATGGCGAGAGCCAGCTATTTCACCGCAACGCAATCAAGAAAAATACCGCCACGGGTGAAACCGTGCACCTTCGGGCGCTGGTGGCCGAGTTGAACGGCGTGCGGATGTACCTGCTCGGCAGACATATCATTTTAACCACTCAGGACATGTATCTCTAATGGGCATCGAGCGCAGATATAAAGACCCCGACGAAATCGTGAATTTCGGGATCGACTGGGTGGATTATCTTGGATCGGAAACGATCATAGGATCGAGCTGGACAGCGCCTTCCGGCATCACGGAAGTGTCATCCGCCTTTACCGACACACAAGCCACCATCAAACTTTCTGGCGGTACGTTGGGAACAACGTACAGGGTCACTAACCGTATCACTAGCTCAGCAGGGGAAACCGTCGATCAATCTATTGATGTCGAGGTGATTGAAAAATGAACCGAAGCAGCACCGCAACCCTAACCAGACCGCCCCAGAAATCAGAAATCTTGGGCGGTTTTTTTACACCTGAACCCAAAGGAGATGTCATGACCCACGAACAGGAAGCCGAACATTTAGACGTGCATGTAGCCGTGTGCGCCGAGCGATACAAATCGCTGGAGCAGCGGCTTGATCGCATTGAGCGCGTGATGTGGTGGATGCTCTCCACGCTTATCCTTGCCCTTGGCGGTATGTTGTTTGAACTGGTCGTTTTACTCGGTGGGAGGGTTATATGATTACCTTGCTTGGATCACTGCTTGGTTTTCTTTCCGCAGCCTTTCCTGATTTCCTGAAACTGTTCCGCGATGCACAGGATCGCAAGCACGAGCTTAAAATCCTCGAACTGCAAATGCAGCAACAGGCGCAAGGTCACGCCAACCGCCTTGAAGAAATTCAGGTGAATGCTGATATTGCTGAATCCCAAGCCCTATATCGTACATACAACACGGGCATTCGCTGGGTGGATGCGCTCAATGGCACGGTGCGCCCCGTCATCGCCTACAGCTTCTTCATTCTCTATGCATTGGTGAAGGTGATGCACTTCTCTGCTGATCTTCCGTGGTTGCTATGGACGGCGGAAGACCAAGCAATTTTTGCAGGCATCATCAGCTTTTATTTCGGCCAGCGTGCAATGGCCAAGTTGAGGGCTGGAAAATGAGACACGTTACCCGACATGGTATTGAGCTAATCAAGAGGTTTGAAGGATTTGAGCCGAGAATTTACCTTGATGCCGCTGGCTACCCAACCATCGGCTTTGGGCATCTGGTGCGTGAATATGAACGTGAAGCGTTTAAGAACGGCATAAGCGAGGCGACCGGCGAGGAATTGTTGATTAATGACATTATTGCCGCCGAACAAGCCGTGTTACGTCTGATAAAAGTGTCGCTCACCGATGGCCAATTTGATGCACTCGTATCGTTTACCTTCAATCTCGGCGGCGGCGCACTTCAACGATCCACACTTCGCCGTAAGGTAAACCGTGAAGAACACGCCGATGTGCCAGTGGAACTCATGAAGTGGGTGTGGGCAGGTGGCCGCAAGCTCAAGGGGCTTCTCAAAAGAAGAAGGGCAGAAGTGCTTTTATATGCTACATAA